CTGGCATATCTTCCAGTAAATAAGTGTCACCCCCCGGCCCAATGTGCAAAGCACTTCGGAGGGGACAGGGGCCTTGGCCCCGCCAATTACGCCGGCCAGCGGTTGATATCGTCCAAACAGGGCCCCAACTAGGCACCTGCCAGGGGAAACTTGGTGGTCGCAGGAATTCCCTTCTCCTGCTCTTCGCGGGGCTGACGCTGTGTTGGTCGCTAAGGCTGCCAGAGGAGACGTACTCGTACGCAGTTGCCTGACCCACAGAGAAAGAGGTGCGGTTCGGAAACAATTTAACCGGTTCACCAGGTCCAAAGACCCCGACCACTCAAGGCCATGCTTACCCGGACCACCTATGATCAAACACTAGTGGCAAGTCGTATTGTGAATTCGCTAATCCTCCCACGCACTTTGCCAGGGTCCAGCCCCTCCCCGTGGCGGCCGAAGCAGGCCACGAAGAGGACGACTGTCCACACAGCGATACCACCCGCCCGAAAGAAATGAAACTAGACTGAGGAGTCCAGGAAATCCTCGACAATGCCTGGAGGCAAGTCCGAAAGGTAGCAAGAGTCAATCCTCTCATATGAGCCACCGAAGCTCAACAAGGCAAATGACTCCTCCAAGGCTACCTGCTGCCCCGCCGATACCCCAAAAGCAGCTTCGAAACTAGCCCTCGCGACAGGCGTGATCTCCTCCGCCTCCTCTGGCCCTGCCAGCCACGCACCCTGCATAAAATACTCGCGGAAAGGTCCACACCTTACCCTTCCCGAGAACTCCGTCGCCCGAAGTAGGTTGAGGGCCCATGCCTGAAGCACGGGTATGCCGCGAGCTAAGGACAGCTCGCAGCTCGCCACTCCGCAAAGCCACTCCCGTGAATACACGGGCTCATTCAAGTACCTGTGACTGCTGGCCGAGCCAGAAAGAACAGACAGGTAATTGCGCACCATGGTCAGACCTCGGGTGCCCCCAAGGTCGACCGGCGCGGACTGGCCAAACCGGATTTCCTCCAACCTACGGACAGGCCGTTCGAGGGTGAACTCGTGCCCACTCGCCTGCAGTACGTCCGCAGCGAAGACAGGTAGAACCACCTGGGATTCGGACGCCTCCAGAAAAATCAACGCGTTGTCCCCGTCAGCAAGGATGTCAAAACGACACCCGTACCCGGACAGAACACCAACGCATATTGCCAACATGAGGAGGGTGTTCCCCATGCCCGTGTTGAAGTCCCCAGAAGCCCTTCCACCAGGCCGACTGAACTTCGCCCCACACGGCAACCTCCCAGAAAGGGAAAGCTGCTCACGGAGAAGGCGGACCAGCCCTTTGTCAGAGGGAAAAGCCGACCTATACACTCCGTGCTCCGCCTGCAAATGAGACTCGCCCACGTGAGCCTCAAACGCCTTTCCGTCCACTTCGAACACGACGCAGTCTCGGAAGCTATTAAACTTGCGAGAAATTAGATGCGCGCGCCGCGCAGGACTCAACCCCTTAGCCACAACCCTCGCACTGCCACCCCCCCGAAACAAACGCCGACCAGTGAGATAACCCCACAGCCAGTGTTCGAACGGCTTAAGACGGGACGCCAGCTCCAAGTTATACCTAGGATCCCTTGGGAAGATCATTCTAGGTTTCGCCAACTTGGCCACTGGATTGGTCTTCTCCGCCTTTAAGAAGCAGGAGAGTCTAGCGTCCTTCGGAGTGACCCTCTCCGAGCGCAACGACTCTGCAGCCATGAGGTACCGCCGCTGTAGAGCTCCCTGATAAGACAGGGCGGTTTCGAGGTTGCTCCACTTATGCCCGCCGAACCGCCTCGCAACCGACCTGAGGCGCCCAAAGACGCGAGCAACAGAGTCGGCGAGCGGGAGGTGGACGCCGGGAGGGAGAGGAGCAAGAACTCTCAGGCACAAAGCCTGGAGCTCGTTGTGGGGGCAGTTCCGGTGCACCATGGGGACCCACGTACCGGGTGCCCCAGAGCGAACTGCGGTTTTCATTGACCTACGACTCTCCTTACACGAGTCCCAATCAACCCTGGACACATCCAAGGTGCCAGGTTCGTGACACACAGCAGTGAAGCCGTGGCACAAACCCCCAGCGTCGACCGGGCCCCGCTAACCACAAGCGGAGAGAAGTGTGGTATTGCCCACAGCACTAAGAACCTCCATGCCCGAAAGCTCAGAGGAACTCCTAGCCGTCGCTAACGCGACAGCACCGGGCATGGCCAAAGGCCAAACCCAGGTGGGCAAGCGAAGCTTGCACCATTCCCTGGCACGCGCACGCAACGCGGCCAGGAGTGCTGCGTCTCTCGGCCGGAAGACCGAGTAAGACTGGAGGGAGGCAAGCAGGTCTGGGAAGACCACAACTCTTTCACCTTCCGGAAGTTCCACCTCGTACCAAACCTCGG